TGTTCAATATGGAGCGCGAGAGGAAAAGCTTTGGAGCAACATATCACCAAGGGCTGTAAGCTGACCGTCATTGGTGAGTTTTCAGAACGCGAGTACAATGAAAAGATGTACAAAGAGGTTAACGTGTCTGAAGTGGCTCTGCAAGGCGGAGGCCAACAACAACAAAACGCCCCTGTCAGCAACGATGGGGACGATGATGTTCCTTTCTGATATGAGGTGATGATATGAAAACAAGGAAAGAGGTTGCTAGTTTTATTGAAGAACAATTTGACTATGAATCTACAAGAAGCACTAAAGAAGAGTATGGTAGATGTAAAATAATACATAAGAAATACGGAAACCAAGTTATGTAAGGAGTAAATTGAAATGAAAGTTAAAGAGTTGATAAAGATACTGCAAAGGCAGGTTGATGATTTAGGTGCTGGTGATTTTAATGTCATGGTCATGGAACCTTATGAGGATGGCAATTTGCTTGAAGTCGAGATGGTAACTTCCCATACAGATACAAAAACAGTCATTATCGACCAGTGGTAATTTGGCAACCCAACGACCCTTTGACCGTATTGTTAAGTGGACGGGTTACCCTGAACTTTTATTTAGTTAATGGCAATATATTGCTTGACGTGGTGGCAATTTATTACTATATTAGTAATCAAGAGAGAGGGAAACACTAACCACAACGGAGACGAGAAAATGTATGTTGCAATTACCGTAAACAACGAAGTCGTAGCAGTAGTTGACCCGCCATTTGTAAACGATTATATGGCGGGTCATCAGGGACCAGGTCGTCAGCTCGCAGCTTTCCCTGTAAAGAATGATATTTATATCGGATACTCACATGGAGTTGAATATCGTAGACAAGTCGTTGATATTGTAGGTGGGCAACCTGTATCTGTAGCTGTTGAGGTATAGATAATGTCTTTTGGAAATATTGAAAACTTAGATGTCGGCATCTCCCCTTGTGATGCCGACAATAGTTATTGTTGGAAGTGCCCTAATTGTGGGTATAGGCTTGATGACGATGTTTATCTAAATATAAGGTTTGATTTCACTTGCACAAAATGCAACTCAAGCCATCTATCAGATTATCAAAGGGGTGCGTGGAATGACTAGCCTACTAACAAAAATACAATCAAAAGGGTGGACCGCCAAAGCATTAGGTGAAAGGTGGGGTATAGGTGTTCGGCAAATGTCGCGCAAGATAGCCGAACCTAAGCAGATTGACTTTGACGCTGTGGAAGGACTGCCAAACAATGCAGTAAAACTTTAGCAAGATTGACATAGAATAAGCCCGAACCAAAATGGATAGGCTTTTCTACTTAACGGTTTGAGGTAAGCCGCGCACCCCGATTTACCAGAAACTGAACGCACGTGATTTGCGTCGGATTGACCGTATTGTTGTATGGAAAAAGAAGGCTTTTAATAGGCCATTAATTAGTGCCGTAGGCAACATAAAGGAGATACATTGATGAATGTACTTAGTTTGTTTGATGGAATGAGTTGTGGACAGATCGCCCTAGAAAGAGCCGGGCTTCATGTTGATAACTATTTTGCCAGTGAAATTGACAAGTATGCAATGAAGGTAACCAAGGCGAACTACCCAAATACCAAGCATATTGGGAGCGTGGTTGATGTTAAAGCAGATGATCTTCCAAATATTGGTTTGCTGATTGGTGGTAGCCCGTGCCAAGGGTTTAGTTTTGCAGGGAAGCAACTAAACTTTGATGATCCACGATCAGCTTTGTTCTTTGAGTTTGTGAGACTGTTAAAAGAGACGGAGCCTAAATATTTCTTGCTTGAAAATGTGAGGATGAAGAAAGAATACCAAGATATTATTTCCGAGCATTTAGGAGTTGAGCCTATTTGCATTAACTCTTCGTTGGTTTCCGCACAAAATAGGGTCCGATATTACTGGACAAATATCCCAGGAGTTGAGCAACCAGAGGATAAAAGGCTATTGCTTAAAGATATTCTTGAGGGCTGCGGTCAAAAGGTAGGGCGTATTGTGGGTAGGAAGATAAACCCTAAAACTGGCAAGAGGGACGATTACAACCCCGATATTAAAACGGTGCAACGAGTAGAGCCAAGGCTAGATTGTAAATGTGGCTGTCTTTCAACAGTTCAAAAGGATAATGTAGTTATTGTTGACCGTGACAAGGCATTCTGTCTTGATGCCAATTACTATAAGGGTGGAAACCTGAAAAGTTATTTTGAAAAACACCGTAGGCAATTAGTATTTTCCAGAGACAATTTGTGCCATATCGGGGATGCGGACCTAAAAGGCAATGATTGTATAAAAAGAGTCTATTCCCCAGAAGGTAAATCACCTTGCTTGACCACAATGGGTGGAGGCCACAGAGAGCCTAAAATCAACATAGATTCGTTGACCTGGCGCAAGCTTACGCCATTGGAGTGTGAAAGATTGCAAACTGTTGATGACGGTTACACCGACCATGTGAGCAACACGCAGAGGTATAAAATGCTAGGAAATGGGTGGACCGTTTCTGTAATATCGCATATACTGAAAAACATGGAGCAGTAAAACTTGATAAGATTGACATAGAATAAGCCTTAAATTTAGTGGATAGGCTTTTCCATACAACATTGGTGATATATAGAAAACTTTCCATACTATTGTCAGGATTTTGCGATAGTATGGAAAACTAGCAATAGTACGTGTAGATGAAGCATTATTTTCTATAGTTGTTTGACAGAAGTGTTACCGCATGGTAACATATTATCATGAAATTACTGATTTTGTGTGCAAACAGGCAGTTCGTAATTAAAAAAGAAAGCTCTTGGCTTAATTGCCTTGGGCTTTTTTGCGTTTAAAGGTTGGTAGTATGAAAGGCAACGCTGATACAAAGATTTACACAGACAAAGGACGAGACAACCACGATAAAATTAAGTGGAACTCGGATAAATAGAGTTACGAGGGGATAGGTTTAGCGGCTGAAAGCTGGAATAGTCCACCAGTTTCTCCTCATTTTAATAGACCAAACGGTGAAGAAGATGCAAATTGTATTTGATTTAGAAGCAATGACAGTAACAGCAGGGGAAGTAGAGCCTATCGAGGTTGCTGATGTCACTGAGGCGATCATGGTGATTGAGGCTGCAGCTGGTGAAATGACAGGTGAAGAGATCGAGCAAGAAGACGAGATGCTTGACGAAGAGGCTGGGGACGTTATGCCTGGTAAGGGTAAAGGCCGTATGGCTGAACGTGCCATGGTGGACGAAGAAGAAGGCATGATGGCAGGGTATAAGTAAAAATAAGCTAACTGCCTTATTTTAGCCATTTCTATAAGTATCTGATTTGACTTTGGTTAATGGCAAACGCTCACAGGGTGGGTATAAAAAATGGATCTGACTAATATCATGGCAAGGCCGTACAGGTATAAAACAAAGGAAGAACTTGAGAAAGTTTGTCAAGATTACTTTGACGAGTGTATAAGTGGTGAATATCCTTTGACAATTACTGGTCTTGCGTTACGTCTAAACTTGTCGAGACAGACTCTACTTAACTACGAAAGCAACGACGAGTTGATGGACACAGTTAAAAGGGCAAAGCTAGTGGTAGAGAACTATGCGGAGAAGCAGCTACTCTCAGGTGGTAACGCAGCAGGCGCTATTTTTGCGTTGAAGAATTTCAATTGGACTGACAAGACTGAGCAGGAGCGATACGGGAAAGACGGCGCGTCTCTAAACAGTATCGAAGTGAAGCTGGTTTAATGAAAGTAGAGATGCCTGAGAAGCTCGGCTTCCTGTTCGACCCTTATCGCTACAAGATAGCGCATGGCGGTAGAGCTGGAGGTAAGAGCTGGGCGTTTGCTATGGCTTTGCTTATCCTCGGTGCTAAAAAGCCACTCCGGATCCTGTGTACACGGGAAGTGCAGAAGTCGATCAAGGATTCAGTGCATAAGCTACTGCAAGATCAGATAGTTGCTTTAGGCTTTGAAGGTTTTTACGACGTGCTTGAAACAGTCATCAGGGGGAGAAACGGTACAGAGATCTTCTTCGCAGGTCTTTCAACGCAAACAGTTACTTCAATCAAGTCATTTGAGGGTGTTGATATATGTTGGTGTGAAGAGGCCCAGACAATCAGAAAGAAGTCATGGGATATATTAGTCCCGACTATTCGTGCCGAGGATTCTGAGATATGGGTCAGCTTGAACCCTGACCTTGATACTGATGAG